TCCAAGCGGAGGATATTGTATGAACTTAAAATCATACGAATACATCAAACCTTTGCTTGAGCATCAATCGTACATTAAAAGCGTTGAGATGCACTCACACCCCGACATTGCTTATGACTTTGATAAGTTCAGGCGTCACGGGTTGAATCTCGCTGCTGGTGATTTGAGGCGGAATCACTTTCTTGTGTACCCCGAATTAATGTCAGACCTTCACGAACCTTGCATTGAAGCCAGTGAACCTATCCCATACTTTGCGGACAAGATACTTTTGAACTTCTCATCTCGTTACCGCAACTACGACATCAACTATTTCCCACTCAAAGAACACAAGTGCGTTTTCTTTGGCTATGAAGATGAGTACAATGCATTCACCGAGCGATGGCAGTTGGATTGTGAACTTCTGAAATGCCAAGATGCTTTGATGTTGGCAACCATTGTCGGCAGTTGCAAGGCATTCATCGGAAATCAATCAAGCACATACGCAATCGCAGAACAAATGAAAGTTAAACGATTGCTTGAGATATGCGTTCACTCACCGAATGTCATCCCCATCAACAATGGCTTTGACTATGTAACGAATCAAGCGTTTAATCACCTACTTAAAACTCTATGAAATTACTGATACTTACGGACGGAATGAATGGTGTTGTTTACCACCGATTATTCACGCCACACCTACGGATGCAACTTGACGGACAAGCGGATGTCAGCGTTTGCCAATCACAAGAGGAATGGCTCACACTTGATTACACCCAATTTGATGTGATCATCTTCTCCCGATGGCTTGGGGCAAAGCATTATGATGTGCTGAAAAAGATTGCTGATTCAGGCACTCCCTATGTTGTGGACATTGATGACTATTGGGTTCTCCCAAAATACAACCCGGCATATTGGAACTATCGCAAAGGAATCAAGCAAGGTGTGAAGGATGCCATCAATTACGCTGATGCGGTGATCACTACAACTCCAGCACTTGCCAAAGAGATTCGGCAAATTAACGAGAATGTGACTGTTGTTTCCAACTGCTTAGATCTAACTCACAAACAATGGGAAGGCGAACCACTACCAAGAACTGACAAAGTGAAGGTCGGATGGGTGGGTGGAGTTACACACGAGGAGGACTTGAAGCTCATTGCTGAAGAGATCAAAGGAATGGACATTGAGTTCTACATCTGCGGATATACACCAGGCGAGATTTGGAATCGCATTGCCAAGAGTATGCCCGATGCTAAGATCGTGGAAGGAACAACCGTGTTTGAATATGGTGAGGTGTACAAGCACTTTGATATCGTACTTGCACCGTTGCAAGACAACAAGTTCAACAACTGCAAATCGGAGCTGAAGATACTGGAAGCGAGTGCATACAAAAAACCAATCATTTGTTCTGCCGTCTTGCCTTACCTCTATCACACCGCAAACGATGGGGTGCTATTTCTTCCACGCAACCAATGGAGATCAGGCATTCAGAAACTGATTGATGCCGGTCACGGAGTTCGTCAGTCAATGGGTCAAAGCAACTACGACTACTGCAACAAGCATCACAACCTTGCACTACACAACTTGACGAGAATGTCGGTGTATCAAAGCTTATGCAAATAAACTACACACGACCATATCTAACCAACTACCAAAAGGACATCCTTGATTGCGATGCCCGTTTCACTATTACGGCGGCGAGTACCAAGACAGGCAAGACCGCATCACATATCATTTGGCTCTTTGAACAAGCACTCCAATGCAAGGATGGGCAGTCGGTGTGGTGGGTTGCTCCAGTATACCAACAAGCGGAGATTGCATTCCGAAGGATGAAGAACCAAGTCACGGACAAAAACTTCTTCATCAGCAACGAAACAAAACTATTGTTGACTTTGCCAACTGGTGCAAGGATTGAGTTTAAGTCAGGTGAGAAACCCGACAACTTGTATGGTGATGATGTCTTTGCTGCGGTGATTGATGAGGCATCAAGGATGCGTGAGGAATCGTGGTATGCACTCCGTTCAACGCTGACCGCTACACAAGGCAAGTGCAAGTTGATTGGGAATGTCAAAGGCAAGAAGAACTGGTTCTATAAATTAGGTGAACGAGCAAGGCAAGGAGAAGCGGAATACAAGTATTTCAAAATTACGGCATACGATGCAGCAAGGGAAGGCATCATCTCAGAGAAAGAGATTGAACAAGCAAAGCGAGATCTACCTGATTATGTATTCCGTGAATTGTACCTTGCAGAACCAGCCGATGACAAGTCAAATCCGTTCGGCTTGGATGCCATCCGCAAATGTTACCGACCAATATCATCAATGCCGGTTGTTGCGTGGGGTGTGGATTTGGCAAAGTATTCGGATTACACGGTTATTATTGGTATGGATGCGAATAATTGCGTATCATACTGCGAACGATTCCAAGCGGATTGGTCAGTCACTCAAGCGAGGATTGTCAAACTTATTGGAAACACACCATCGTTTGTGGATAGCACCGGAGTTGGAGATCCTATCGTTGAACAACTTCAGCGACTTTGTCAAAGAGTGAAGGGATTCAAGTTCACAAGCCAAAGCAAACAACAACTGATTGAAGGATTGGTGATGTCGGTTCAACAAACCGATGTGTTCTTTCCTGAAGAACCGATTGGCTCGGAGATGGAGAACTTTGAATTTGAATATACAAGAACGGGTGTGCGTTATACTGCACCGCCCGGATTACACGATGATTGCGTGATGGCTCTTGCACTTGCCGTTGATTGCAAAGCTCATAATAGACCAGGCACTTTTTACTTCGCATAATATGAATTGGAAAAACATAACCATCCACCAACTGCAAGAGATTCACTCTTGCCGTGATATGTCTGACCTTGAGAGGCAGATGAACATCCTTGCCATCGCTTTGAATCTTTCAATGGATGAGGTCGAATCAATGACATTGGACAAGCTCACAAACGAGTTTGAGAAATTGTCGTTCTTGAATGATCTTCCCAAAGCACCCATTCAGTTTATGTTCAAACTGCGTGGCAGATATTTCCGTTTAGCCAAAACGCCAAACGAGATGTGTGGTCACCACTTCATTGAACTCCAGCAGGTATTCAACGGTGATGTGATTGAGTCGCTGAACAAGATTGTTGCCTTGCTTTCGGTTGAGGTGGATTTCTTTGGTCGGAATAAAAAGGTTGTTGATGCTCAAGCACACTATGAGGACAAATGTGCGTTGATGATGCACTTGCCCGTTCCACTTCCGTACACCTACGCTCTTTTTTTTTTGGAAGTTTATCCCGAATTATTGAAAAATATCCTCTCCTCTTTGACGGATCAGATGAAGGAGATGAAAGAGCAGTTGACCCAAGCCCAATAGTTTGGTTGGAGATAGTTGACAAGATTGTCAAAGGTGATCGCACCAAATGGGATTTCATTCTTCAGATGCCTTTGATTGAGTTCTTAAATTCGATGGCATTCTACAAAGCCAAGACCAAAGAACGGCAGAAGCGTTTGGAGGATGCTGCCGGGAAAGGATTCAATCCCTACATCGTTGCTTGTTTGAATGAGATGATTTGAAACGAATGAGCCGTTTGGCTATTTTTTAGCGTGGCTCTATCAATCACCCAACAACCCGATTCATATCATCCAGCATTCAACGACACGAACTTCGTGATTACGGAATCTTCAGGTGGTATCTACACGAAAGACAATTTCAAGTTTATTGCAAATGTCAAAGTTGCAGCGACATCCGTTGCCAAACTAAAAGCACCCATCTATTTTGGAAGTACAAACAAGGGCGTGTTCAACATTGGTCGCATCCTTGAGAGTTATGTGAGCAACGATTGGAACTTTGCAGATACATCACCAAGCGGATGCACATCGTCCTTCTCGGATTACGAGGTGGAGTTTGGGTATGAGTATTCAGCATCAGCAACCGGCACAATCACGGAGTTTCTTGATTTGACTTCGGCAACTGGAACTGTTTGGAATGCTGCCTTGAATCCTTTTGATTTGGTCACCTACGCACAAGCTCAATATCTTGCCACATCATCAAGTGCAAAGTTCTTGACAAATGTCAGAACGAGATACATCCATCGCACACAAAAGGATTGGTTGTATGCTTTGAAAGGTGATGCCACAAGCGTTGTAATTACTTACTCCGATGCATCTACCCAAACATTCACATTGCCTTCGTCTAAGGTCGTGAGAATACCCGTGGGAAGCCAACTGACAATACCAGGTGCAGCGACTTACTTTGATGTGGTCTTGAAACTTGGTGGAACTGCCAAGTCAGAAACCTATCGCATCAACATCAAAGACGAGTGCAGTAAATACGAAACAACGGATATCTTCTTTATGAATAGACTCGGTGGATTTGATTCCTTCCGTTTCAATATGGTTCGCAGAGATACATTCGAGGTTGCACGAAAGCAATTCCAATCCAATCCGTACTCGCTCGGTGCGACATACGGTTATGAAACAAGTGTTCGCACACGATCAAACTATCATACAACGGCAAGTCAGAAAATCAAATTAAATTCAAATTGGATTGATGACACCGAATCCGTTTGGTTGCGTGATCTAATTGAATCACCGGTTGTCTATATGTATGACGGTACTTTGTATGCAGTCAACATTGACAATGCAACCTACGAGCAAAAGAAGGGTGTTCAGGACAAGTTGTTCAACCTTGAACTTGATGTTACCTTGTCATTCGCTGACAAATCTCAACGCTTATGATTAGGTTATTAGTCAATAACTCCCCAGTTGACCTAACGGACAACTTCGATATTCTTATCACCAAGTCAATCGCTGACATCAAGTCACCTGAAACAAGGTCAAGCGAATACACAAAGACGGTTGTCATTCCTGGTACTCGTGCAAACAACAAACTATTTGGTCACATCTTTGAGGTTGAACAAACCATTCAAGGAACTACGCAGTTTGCACCCGACTTCAATCCGAATAAGAAAGCGGATGTGGTGGTGTTGCTTGATGAGGTTGAGCAGTTGCGTGGATTCATCAGGTTGATTCAAATCAATGTGCTGGATTCAACTCAGATTGAATATGAGTGTTCACTACACGGCAAGACGGCTGACTTATTTACCAACATAGCAGACCTAAAATTAAACCAATTAGATTTCACCGAGTACAATCATACATTGTCAAGTGGCAACATCATTGATTCTTGGGCAACATCCATCTACAAAAACGGAAACACTCAAGCGTTCTCACTTGGAGAAGGTTATGTTTATGCGATGATTGACAAAGGTCATCCCACAAACATTGCAGTTTGGGAAACCAAGCAGTTCACTCCTTGTCTTTATGCTAAAACCGTTATTGACAAGATATTCACAAACTCGGGATTTAGTTATACCAATGATTCGTACTTCAATAGCACGGATTTCAAGAGGTTGGTAATGCCCAACCCATCGCCATTGAGTGCAGATGCTTCCGTTTTGGAAGGTCGAAGGTTCAAAGCATCACGCATAACCACAAGTCAATCGCTTGATTTGAACTCCGTTTTGATATTTCAGAACGATTCAACGAGTGGCAATTATGACAATGGCAATAACTACAACACCACGACTGGACAATACACACTTCCCGTTGGTGGTGACTATGCTTTCGATTTGGACTTGTTGATGTTGTATCAATCAACCGGATACTTCCCAGTTTTATCAGCAGAAATATGGTTGGTGTTTGGCTTGTATGTCAATGGCGTTTTGAAAGACACATTGACTGTCACACCAAACATCGGATCAAATACCAATAGACAATTAACTTTATTTCCATTCACCTTGCTACAAGGTTCGGTTGTCGACATTCGCTTGGTTCAGGTGTATGACGATGCGAACAAATACAACTTGACCAATGCACAATTTTCATTGGACTTGTTGGCAACTTCTAACATTGAAAGCAATCAAAGTGCCTACACATTTGGCGTGGGGGAAACGGTTAATTTTAGTATGTTCTTAAACTCGGAGGTCAAGCAAAGCGAGATCTTTATGAGCTTTGTGAAGATGTTCAACTTGTACATTGAACCAACCCAAGACCAGCCAAAGGTTCTGCGGATTGTTCCCCGTGATGACTTCTACAATGGCAGTCAAGTTGATTGGACTAAAAAATTAGATTACTCTCAAGCATTGGATATTATACCGATGGGTGATCTTGATGCAAACCCTTATGTATTTGCTTACAAGGAAGGCAAGGATGAAACCAATGTCATCTATCAACAAAACTATCAAACGACATACGGCTCACGCACCTACAAAATTGACAATGATTTTGTAAAAAACGAAAAAAAGATTGACATTGCTTTCTCGCCAACACAAATCAAATCATACAATTCTCAAAAGAATTTTGTGTTGTCCCAAATGCCAAATAGTCAAGATGGCGATTTGAGAATAATGTATTATAGTGGTCTTGTGGATGGCGTGAATTGGCGGTTGTGGAATCAATACGCTGGTGTTGGGTTGGATTATTCATATCGCAACCAATTGCCTTTGACATTGCATTATAATTCAATAACCAATCCAACCTTTGACATACTGTTTGGTATGCCGAGAGAAATCGGTATTGGTGCTGGTTATAAATACGCCAATGTGAATCTTGTCAATAAATTTTACTATAAGTTTTTGACGGAAATCACAAGTAAAAACTCTAAGCTGGTCAGGGCATATTTTAGAATTACTCCTAACGATTGGTTGAACTTGTCTTTTGCTGATGCGTATTTCTTTGAAGGACAGTATTGGAGATTGAACAAGGTTGAAGATTACAACCCAATAACCGATGGCGTGTATTTGTGTGAGTTCTTATTGGCTCAGTTTGTCGAACCAGCAACCATCACAACAAAGACCATTGGTGCGGGAACTGCTCAAGGTCAACAAGGTGAAACGCTTGGGGATATTTATCCCGGAGGGAATAATCCAATTAAACCAGGAATCAAAGGTGTGAACGTTGGACTTGGGCAAGGTGGGGCGGGTGTGATACAAGGTGACAACATCGTGCAGAACCAAAACACAGTAGATGCGTTTTCAGTCATTTCTTCAAACACAACATTCCAAGCGGGAACGGATGGAAGTGGTGCGATATTGTGCGATGACTTCACAGTCACCAAATCAGATACACTCTACATCGGAAACTTTGAGATGTACCCATCATTCTTGAGTGGTGGTGCAGTTCAAACCGTATCAGCAAACACAACGGCAACAAAAGATGATAGATTGTTTTTGGTTGATACCACAAGTGGAAACAAGACAATCACCTTGCCTGATCCAACGGGTTTAAGCGGGAAACAATTTGTAGTGAAAAAATTAACTTCCGCACATACCATCACCGTTGATACAACTGGAACGGCAAAGATTGACGGTGCCGATACACATTCAATCAATCAACATTGGGCATCACACATCTTTGAAACGGATGGCGTGGATTACTTTATAACAGCAGAAAAATAATGGCACTAAACGCAACGATTGACCTAACCGTCAAAAAACCTGACTTCAAATCAATGAAGGCGGAGATTAGAGAACTAACAGTCGCGGCTCAACAGGCGGTGATGCAGTTCGGTGAGTTCTCACCTGAAGCACTCAAGGCAGAAAAAGCACTTGCCGGTGCGAGGGATAGGATGGATGACTTCAATGATCGTGTGAAAGCGGTCAATCCCGATAGGTTCTCAAAAATCAATACAGTTGTTCAAGGTGTTGCAAGTGGATTTGCAGCAGCACAAGGGGCAATGGCGTTGTTCGGAAACGAATCAAAGGACTTTGAAAAGACGATGATTAAGTTGCAAGGTGCAATGGCGTTGTCACAAGGTCTTGAAGGATTGGGGAAGATTCAACAACAATTCGGTGCAATCTTTAAAGATGTTGTCAGCGGTGCAAAGAAAGCATTTGCAGCAATCAAAGCGGGTATTGGTTCAACAGGTATCGGATTGATCTTGGTTGCTCTTGGTGCTATTGTGGCATATTGGGATGAAATCAAAGAGGCGGTGAGTGGTGTTGATTCCGAGCAAAAGAAACTTTTAGCAGATTCCAAAGCACAAGAGAAAGTTGAACAAGACAAACTTGATACATTAAACGGACAAGATAGCATATTGAAGTTGCAAGGATTGACCGAAGAAGAAATTCTCAAACTTAAAATACAACAAACGAGTGCGGTCATTACCCAACTTGAGGCACAATTATCCGCCCAAGAAACGATGAAACAAGCTCAGATGGATGCTGCTCAAAGAAACCAAGATATCCTCAAAGGAGTAATTGAGTTCTTGACATTTCCTCTTACAATGTTGCTCACGACAATTGACAATGTTGGAAAAGCATTGGGACAAGATTTCGGATTACAAGATGCATTTAGTGGCACTTTGGCAAAAATGGTGTTTGATCCAAAGTCAGTAGAAAAGGAAGCCAATGTTGCAATCGCAGAAACCAAAAAGCAACTGAACACCCTAAAGAACACAAACGCAGGGTATCAACTTTCAATCAATGCCATTCATACAAAAGCAGCGGAGGACAAAAAGAAGATTAACGATGATGCTGCACAAAAAGAATTGGATGATGCTGCGAAACTTGCTGAGGGTAAAAAGAAAATCACCAACGATACATTGGCAGCGGAAGCATCGGCAAGGGATGCAGCACGACAAAAAGAACTGGCGTTGTTGACGGATGAAGGCGAGAGAATCGACAAAGAGTATACCAACAAATTAGCCGCACTTGAAGAAGCGAAAGCAGCAGAACTAAAAGCCATCGGTGACAATGCAAAAGCCAAAGCAGCCATTGAGCGAAAGTATGATGACTTGAAAATCGTTGCACTTACGGAACTGGATGCAGCGGAACTGAAACTTGCAGAGGAAACGGCAGCGAAGAACAAGGATTTACTTGAGAAAGAAACGGCAGATAAAGCGGATGCAGCAGCAAAAGCACTTGCAGCTGATGAGGCAATGAAGCAATCTAAACAAGATTTGTTTGATGCATCTATGGCTTTGGCAAATGCGGTGATGGGTCTGGTCGGTGAGCAATCAAAAGCGGGTAAGGTATTGGCATTGGGAACAATCGCAGCCGATACGGCAATGAGTATTTCAAACGCAATGGCAACAACAAGTTCACCGGCATCACCTGATAACCTTGCAACGGGTGGTATTGCTGGTGTTGCTAAATACATCGCACTTGCAGCAATGATTCTAAACAACGCAAAGAGAGCCAAAGATATTCTCAAAGGCGGTCAGCCGTCAGCAGCATCAGGTGGAGGACAAATGAGTGGCGGTGGAATTCCACAAATGTCAGCACCAAATATCAGCTCATCTCTTCCATCAGTAAGCGGATTTGATACGAAGGTTTTTGTGACTGAAGGTGACATCCGCAGAACAACCGATCGTGTGGATACTACGAGAAAAGTATCCGTTGTCAAATAACGCTATTTAAGAAAGATGAAGTTACCAGTATACCGATTAGACATCAACGAGTTTGACGATGAAACAGGCATTGAGTTTGTTTCGCTTGTAGAAACTCCAGCCATACAAAAGGACTTTCTTGCATTTGAAGATTATGCAAGTTACACGGATTATCCTGAAGGTGCGAAAGCAAATGCCGAAAGAGGCATCCGATTGAACGAGGAGAACGGCAACAAATGTGCAACTCAAGTCGGCAAGGTGAGAGGTCAACAACTCGCACAAGGGGAACCAATCAGCGATGAGACAGTTCAACGGATCTATTCATACCTATCAAGAGCCAAAGAATACTACAACCCCGATGATGACACCGCTTGTGGGACTATCTCTTATTTGTTGTGGGGTGGTGAAGAGATGTTGAGATGGACTGAACGCAAATTGTCAGCGAGTAAATTCGCCATCCAAGACGAGGAGAAACGAATCGTTACTGGAGCAGCAATGATTGCTGATCTACCAATCTACCGAAGAGACGATGTTCGTGGTGAATACTATGTGGTATTTGACAAGGAGAGCATCTTCAAGATTGCGAAGAAGTGGGCAAGGGGCAACAAGTACGATGCGGTGAACACTCACCACAAAACACCAATCGCAGATGGCGTGAGCTTATTTGAATCATACATCATTGATCGTGAACGGGGCGTTATGCCACCGAAGGGATTTGAAGAGGTTGCCGATGGTTCGTGGTTTGTTTCATACTTGATTGACAACGATGAAGTGTGGGCAAAAGTGAAGTCAGGCGAGTTCAAAGGATTCTCAGTTGAGGGTGTTTTTGACTTTCCCGTTGATGCTGATGAACAACTCCTTGAGCAAATGAAATCAATCCTTTCCCAATGGAATGGCAAGTAAAATTGCAACACTTACAACTAAAAACTAATTAATATACAAATGAACGCAAAAGAAACATTGAAGGAAATCCGCACAATGCTTGGATTCTCTGACGAAGAAATCAAAGTTGATATGGCAACCGCCACATTGACTGATGGTACTGTAATCACTTACGAAGGTGAATTGGCAATCGGAACTGCCATCTTCGTTCAAACTGCTGAAGGCGACATTCCAGCACCTGATGCAACTCACGAGGTTGAAGGTGGATTGTTGGTGACGACCGTTGGTGGAATCGTTACTGAAATCGTTGAACCTGAAGTTGAGATTGAAGTTGAAGCCGAAGAGTTCGCAACCGTATCTGCATTCAACGAAGTAGTTGCCAAGATGGAAACTGCCATTGCTGAATTGACTGCTAAGGTTGCAACATTGACTGCATCAAACAACAACCACAAAGAAGCAATGAGCAAAGCAATCGACTTGATTGAGAAAGTTGCTGACTTGCCTTCAGAAGAACCCACAAAAACTCCCGTTTCAAACAAGAAAAATGATCAGTTTGAAGCATTGAAAAGATTAAAAAACTCACTAAATAAATAAACTAAAACTATGGCATTTTCAGTCGGATCTCTCGTTAATTACAACAACGAACAATCAACAGATTTGTTGGTTAAAGCATTGTTCAGCGGTAAAACTGCTGCTGCGATGTACGCTGCAAATCAGGTGCAGGTAGGTGTTAAATCATCTGCTGCCTTGAACATCATCGCTTCAACTGTATTCTTTCAAGCCGATGGCTGCGGATACAATCCAAGTGGTACAACTACCTTTACACAAAGAAACATCACCGTTGGTGCTGTGAAAGTTGAAGAAACTCTTTGCCCTAAAACTTTGGAAGCAAAGTGGATGCAAACACAAATTATGCCCGGTTCACCAACAATGATTCCTTTCGAGGAGCAGATTGGAAACGAGAAGGTAGCCGTGATTGCACAAACTTTGGAAACTGCTCTTTGGCAGGGTGATACTGCAAGTGGTAATCCTAACTTAAGCCGTTTTGATGGTTTGAGCAAAATCATCGCTGCTGCATCTCCAACATTGGCGAATGCTGCCCCAACAACTTTCACAACTGTAACTTCTGCAAACATTGATGACATCTTGGATCAAATCTATGCAAACATCCCTGCTGCCGTTGCAACCAAAACTGACTTAGTTTGTTTCTTGGGTGTTGATGCTTACAAGTTGATGTTGGTTAATTTGAAGAACGCCAATTTGTTTCACTATGTAGCCGATGCTGCAACTGAAATGGAAATGGTTTATCCTGGAACTAATATGAAGTTGATCGCCGTTGGTGGTTTGAACGGAACAAACAAATTGTTCGCTGGTTCATTGTCTAACTTCTTCTTAGGAACTGACCTTGCAAACGAAGAGGAAATCGCAAAACTTTGGTACTCTGAAGATTCTGACGAAGTGCGTTTCCGTTTGACTTTCAAGTATGGTGTGCAGGTTGCATTCCCATCTGAAGTTGTTTATTTCACCCTTTAATCTAAGGTAGGATGGCTTGTTTATTAACATCAGGATTTACCCTTGATTGCAAAGAAGCAATCGGGGGTATCAAAAGCATCCACCTAATCAGTTGGACAGCATCAAAGTTTACCGTTGTTAGTGGTGTAGTTACCGCAACAACTGTGGTGAGCGGTGATGTATACACTTACGAGCTACCGAAAGCAACCGGATCAATGACAAACACTACAAATGTTTCGATTGAGAACGGCACATCTTTCAACCAAGCTGACATTGCGTTCAAACTTCGCAGATTGTCAACAACCAAACGCAACGAGATGAAACTCCTTGCACAAGGTCGTTGCTATGCAATCGTGAAAACGAATAACGATGAGTATTGGTTGGCTGGTAAGGACTTGGGTTGTGATGTGACTGCAATGGTCAGCAACACGGGTACTGCAATGGGTGACTCTACTGGATATGAGGTGACTCTATCCGCAATCGAAGCCGAAGCACCATTCTTGCTTCAAGCATCGGTAGTAACCACATTAGGAATTTAAGTACGCTTGATTCATAGAGAAAGGGGGTGGGCATTTGCTCACCCTTTTTTGTTACATAAAAGACAACTCGCTATTTTGTATAGATGTTGGTAATTAATAAAGGGCAAACGAAATTTTGGTACTTGACTTTGACGGAGAAAGCAAGTGCAGCATCGTATGTGTTTACCTTCACCCATCGTCAAACGGAAACGGTATTGACAAGAACCTTGACCGATGTCAGCACACAAACGGAGAGATACAACAAATTCCAATTCATTGAAGGCACAACGGGAACACTCTTGGAAGGCGAACACGAATATAGTGTAAGCACCAGCGGAGGAATACTTTGTGAAATCGGAATCCTAAAAGTAGAAACAACATCAAGCGTGACACAATACACTCCAAACTTAACTGAAAAAATACACACAATATGAGTAGTTCAAATGAATTTATGGCGGGTTTTACTGGATGTAAAGTCGTTTCAAACACAAGTGCCAATACTGGTGCTTTTCGTGGTTTTATCGTCAATTCTGATGCCGTAGTAAGTGCAATACTTGACAAGTCAGGTGCATCACTTCTATCGTCTTTGGGATTGAGTGGCGTGACATTGAAGCAATCAATGTTTATTCCCGTGAGCGAAGATAATTACATCTCGTCAATCACTCTTGCAAGTGGTTCGGTAATTATGTACAATATATGATTGTAGGATTTGGCATTGGCATTGGGCGGAATCGCTTTGGCACTTCGGGAGTTACCCCATTTGCAACGGATCAATGGCAACTTTTGACAGTAACTTTTTGGAACAATATAACAGACACTTGGAATTAATATGGGAACTTCATTATCGGGATTAACTCCCGCCGCAACATACTCGGGATTATTGAAATTTGGCGATAACTCGGCAATAGGTGCGTCATTAAAATATTTAAGCGATGGCAATGGGAATGACACATTGTTGGCATTGTCCACAACGTCATTGAATATTGGGGCAAATGACATTTCAGCCCGTGTCGGCATTAAAGGCAGCGGCTCAACCTCCGCCACTACATCGTTGTTGGTGCAGAATAGTGCGGGAACTCAAATGTTGAAACTTAGTGATGATGGACAATTAAACTTGCGTGCTACAATGGTTTTTGATATTAATACTGGAATTTTTGATGGGTCAGCGTGGT